TAACATTCAGGGCATATTAGATAAGGTGCATTCAGGAAATACAAAAAATAATTTTATGAGAGTGTAGCCATAATTCTTTCTGAATTATTTAGTTTTACGAAGAAAATGGCATTTCTTTTAGAAATTTTGAATCTTTTTTGTGGATTTACAACAACAACCACTGAATATCCATTATCAAAGGCAACAAATCCGCCTGATGATAATTGCATATTTTTTGAATCTTTAGTCATGATCCATCTAACATATCTGCCATCTGGGACTTTTGTTTTTGGATTGTAATATTTATAATCAAATAAACTTTTTAGAGCATATTTCTTGTTTTCTATATTTTCTGTACTTTCGAATCTATCATATAAATTGTTTACTAATTCTTTGTATTCATTGGGATCGTATTCGAACGATTCAAATTTTATCTCTTTTATTGTCGTCATTAATATTCTTTGAGAGTTTTCATTTAAGTTTCGGGTTCTTCAGCCTCGACCTCCACTTCTACCTCCTCTACCTCTTCATCTTCCTCTTCATCGTCTTCATGTGCAAAGGAGAATCCAGCAATGCGATCAGGCTTCTTGAGCTGAAGCTGTAGAAGCTTCCATGTTACACCAAATGTCTTATTGACAAACCAAACAGATGCGCATTCGATGATAGCTTGTACTTGAGAACCAGAAACCACTTGGTCGAGGTTGAGCTTGTTACGGGCAGTATCGTAAATCTCAAGTTGGTTAACGTTGTTGATCTTGAACTTGATAGTCGGAGAATACTTTGATGGGTCTTTTGCAGGTTTTACTACTGGACGAAACAGTTCTTCGAGAACGACTTTTTGCATTTTCTTACCAAACCATTGCTTTGACAAAGAGACTCCTTGTTCAAGGATTTTAGAGTCAAGCTCTTGCATTTTATCGTGAAACATCTTGATCTTTGGATCATTGTCCATTCCTTTGAATGAAACATCGAGACTATACTTAGGGCCAGTCTTCTCGTCAACGAATTCGCTTACACCAAAAGGTGCAAACATCCAGGGAGTTTGAAGGCATAGTTTCTGCTTTCCACTGTAACTTAGGTATACAATATTGCCGCCTACTGCATTCTTCTTAACTTCATCGAATCCAATGCTGTCCGTCTGGAAATCTTTGGGAAATGTGATTGTGTTTGCCATTGTCTTGTACTATATACAGATGTATATTCTTTAAGCGATTTAACAAACTATTTCTTAGTATCAAATAATGAAGAAAACTAGCAGTGCTGATAATCTTTTAAAACATGGTCCAATTGGTATAATTCCACTAGGAAAACCTCCAAGACCTAAATCCATAAGAAAAGTAAGAAGTGCTCCAGATTTATCACAGCAGACTTCTATTGATTCAAAATGGAACGGAACAACTATATCGACTGTTCGGTTTCAAAAATCATTTGCTTTAGTTCAAGATTTGATGACGTATATTGAAATATCAGGTAAATTGCATCAAGAGCCTAATGTTGCTATAGGAGAGATTGTTTTACTCATATTATCAACGACTCCAAAGGATATTCAGACAAAAACATTGATGCTATTACTTATATGCATCATTGGACAAACAGTTCAGACTTGATCATCATTTTCTGTGACCCTTATATTTAAAGGCTTATCAAAAGATTTCATGTGATTGTTGACACGATCCCAATAATACTTTACAGACATGAAAATCAAAACTCCTGATGAAATCATGACAACTATTGTAGCTGCAAGATAAGGATACATATTTTCTTCTTTTAAATAAAGACCCCATAAAATTGAAGCCATAAAAATCATTATGGTAGAAGTTGTAGATACATCTTTTACAGACTTTGTTATAAATCCGCGTCGGATTTGAGGGATTAAAAATAAAGTTGCACAACCCATAGCAAAGTATTTGTATAATTGTTCATGGACAATAGTAGCCAATATTCCCATTTATTAAATCTTCCAAAAATAAGTTTAAATGATAAATTGGATAAACTTATAATGTTTAGTTTTGAGAAAGATTGTGTAAAATTTGAAGTACATAGCACTGAAAGTGAACTTCCTCAATCGTTTCCGGGAGTTAAAATAATAAAAGGTTCAGATCAATTTCACGGATTCACATTACATAAATGGAAAGAAGAATCTCCGAAAGGTGAATTTCTAGCACTTGTTATAATTCAAGAAGAAATAGAAGATTTTTTTGATAAATTACCAAAATTTGATTTAAATGATATAATGTCAGGAGAAGAAGTAAAAAATGTTGTTATCTATAAATATCATTCTAATCAATGGAGAGAAGTCAAATTTAAAAAAAAATGGACATACGTAGACAAATTAATAAAGGGAGATTCCAATATTCAACGGATTTTGCGATAATTTTTTTCTGTTTATATAGTACATATGGCAGAACAAGCATGTTGTGGGGCATTTCGTGACTTAAAATTGCAACCAGGACAACAAGATACACTTTATATCAACAATACGCCATTGTTACAATGGGATTCAACTGATAAAAGATATTATATTAATCCTGCATTTTTACCCAGTGGAATAGGAGGTGGAGGTTCTGGAACGGGTCCACGAGGACCACCTGGTCCACAGGGACCACGGGGACCAGAAGGACAAATGGGACCACAAGGACCTGCTGGAGATAGTGCAACTGTAAATGATAGAACATCTATAGAACAAATGGTGGCATCTGAAGTTGACGAATCTAATTTGAAAGCCGTATCTGACGTATCTGCATTCTTTAATTCAATTGCACCTTCTGACGAACCTTCTGACGAACCTTCTGACGAACCTTCTGACGAACCTTCTGACGAAAGTTTAGAAGTGCACGGAAACGTAGATGAAACAGTGGATGGAAATGTAGATGAAACAGTGGATGGAAATGTAGATGAATAGAAATTGTACCGAACAGGCAGTAGTTTAGATTATAATCTACAGCTACTACCAATTGAAGGATGGTAATTGAATAAATGCAAATGACAATGTGAACTAATTATTTAGAAACAGTGATGTCTTCTTCTTCGACTTCTTCTTCGACTTCTTCTTCGACTTCTTCTTCGACTTCTTCTTCGGCATCGTCGTCAAATTCAAAACCATCCATGGGTTCTATTTCCTTGAGTGATGAAACTTCTTTTTTGATACCAAATATTTGCCAGCAAATTAATGCCAAAATAACTATAAGTATAAGTAGAATTCCAATGAGAGTTTTTTCCATTTACATGAATAACAGGTCTTTTTTTTGATGTAAAAACGCAATTAGTTTAAGACTTAGAGACCTTGTATTAATAAATGGCACTGACTGACCTTACTATTTACGAAAAGCAATGGGGTGTATCAAAAGATGAACCACATTTAATAAATGAAGATCAAATTGTCAGGCTTGTGGGACATGTCTTTGGAAATATGGAATCCATAGGAGATGCAGATCAGAAGTGTAATTCATACATTGGAAATATAATAGAAATTTTAAATAATTGTTCAAATCCAGACTTTGAAACTAAAGTCCGTATTAATAGAGTTCTCGAACTTTCATATTATGCGAAGAATGTTGCAATTGGTCTAAAAAGAATGAGTGAAATAATGGAACAGTCCAACGATTATCGAAACAACAATGATATTTCGTTATTTCGCTTCAAAACCATTGATATGGAAGAAAATTCCAGATATCAAAACTTCTTATTATATGCACTTGGTTATATGTATAACAAAGGTTATCGTCGATATAATGAATCAGTCTATGCTCCTATAATAAATTCTGATGGGAATGATACGCGTGCGTGGAAGAAAGTAGGATCAATTTCTGAAATCTTGTACAAGTCTATAGTGAAAGAAACAAACTATGATCAGTTTCTCAATGCTACTGGGGTGGCTGGATCTATTAAACAAGCAACTGAGTTTCTAACATTCTGTGAAGATCCTCAATTTCTTCAATTGAAGAAAGATCGTCATATCTTTTCTTTCAAGAATGGAATCTATTTCACGAAAGAAAAAAGGTTTGAAAGATACGGGTCATCTTTCCAAGATGTAGTCTCGAGCAAATACTTTGATTATGATTTTCCGATCGAAGAAACAGAGTGTCCATATCTTGAATCAATTTTAGATTATCAAGAAATAGACGAAGAGACAAAACAGATTATATACGTCATGATTGGTCGGTTAATTTATGAGATTGATGAGCTCGATGGGTGGCAAGTAGTTTTATTTTTTCAAGGACAAGCCGGAACTGGGAAATCAACAATTGCTCAAAATGTATGCAAGCAGATATATGATGATGAGGATGTTGGAACGATCACGAATAATTTTCAACAAACATTTGGTCTTGCAGATATAGCAGAATCGCTTATATGGATAGCTCCAGAAATTAAGAAAGATTTTAAAATGTGTCAGGCAGAATTTCAAAGTATTGTTAGTGGAGATCCAGTTGCGATAAACATTAAATATAAACAGTCGAAATTCATAACGTGGAAAATTCCTGGAATGTTATGTGGAAATGAACCTCCAGATTTTGTAGATAATAGCGGTTCATTTCAACGTCGTATTCTTCCCGTAAAGATGCCTAATAAAGTTAAGAATGGAGATCTTACCCTTGGGAAAAAGATACAGAAAGAGATGCCTCATATTATTAAGAAAGCGAATGAAGCATATTTAGATGCCGTCGATAAGTTTGGACGAAAGGATATTTGGGGATTTCTTCCAAAATCGTTTCACGATGCAAGGATGGAACTGGCAGCGTCGACTAATTCTTTGTTACATTTCCTTGGTTCTGGAAAACTTACATTCGAGGAAGGTAAATTTATTCCAGAAAAGTTGTTTGTACAAGCATTCAATGCACATTGTACAGAAGCAAATTATAAGAGACAAAGATTCAACAAAGATTTTTATTCAGGTCCATTCTTTCAATATAATATTCAAGTACAGAAGACTGGGAAACAGAAATACGAAAACAGAATGTTTGATGGTCCATTTTTCATGGGAGTAGATGTACAACAAGGAGAAGAAGTTGAAGACGAATTCTAGTAATTTAAAAATTCCTTAACATTAGGAAACCAATGACTAAATATTATGAAATACTTGGAGTTTCGAGAAATGCTTCAATAGATGATATAAAAAGCGCGCATAGAAAATTAGCCCGTGAACATCATCCTGATAAAGGGGGAAATCCTGATAGGTTTAGAGAAATCCAAGAAGCATTTGAAACTTTATCAGATTCAAATAAGCGTCAACAATATGATCAACCAGCTAGACCTCAAGCACAAAGATTTAATTTTCAAAGTAATTTTGGAGATGTCTTTTCTCAATTTTTCCAACAAAATGTTCAGCGACACAAACAAGTTGTGAGAATAGTTAAACACGTACCGTTAGATACTTTATATAATGGAGGAATCGTGAAAATGAAAATAACACGAAAAGCGTGTTGTCGTGATTGTTCAGGAGAAGGGGGGGATACGGTAAAATGTGATACATGTGATGGAAAAGGAAAGGTTCAAACTAAAATACAGATAGGAAATATGACCCAGATTAGCGTGATTAATTGTCCACATTGTACTAGAGGGAAAAAGTTCATAAGTAAATGTAAAATATGCACTGGATCTGGCACAATTCAAGAAGAATCTGTATTTTCTTTAAATATCAATGCTGGAACTGAAGATGGAACTGCTGCAAATATTAATGATGGAGGAGATTATAACACAGAATCTCATCAATATGCAGATATTCAATTTATAATAAAACAGGATGATCATCCTAGATTAACTCGACAAGGATCAACATTAGTATTACAACATACTATTTCATTGTACGAATCTCTGTGCGGATTTTCTTTTAAATATGTTCATTTAGATTCAAAAACATATCATATCAGGTGTTTGGACGGTAGCAGTGAAGGTAATAAACATATTATTAAAGGCATGGGAATGCTAGATGGATACAAACGAGGAGATTTGATTATTGAAATTCACGTTCATAAAGAGAAATATGAATTCAATGTACAAGAACAAACTCAATTGAAAAGGATATTGAAATTTAATAAGACAGAATTAGAGACGGAAAAAGATGAGATACAAATTATAATCAATAATTAATGGGCGTCACTGTTGATCAATCAACCATAACAATAGGAACATCTGTTATAACAAGCTCGCCAAATCAATTATCATTTAATGCACATTCTATAAAAATGATTCCTAAATCTTTACCATCAGATACGGAAGTTCTAGATCTTAATATGTTTAATGATTTTATTGTATTACATTTAAATCCAACCCTTACATTTTCTAATATACAAGCTGGTAATGAAGGTAAAATTCTATTTTCAGTAGAATGTAGTCCCATATGGACAAATACAGAAATCAAATGGAAAGAAGGAATAAGTTTACAAAATATCAATATTTATTCAACTATTCATTATTATTGTTTCAGCTCTAATGTTATTATATTATCAATTTAATAATGGGAAAAGTTGTGTTAGATTCAGATATCAAATTTTACAAGAATTCAGAAAGTTTTTCTGCAATTAAAGAAAATAATTCAAACATAATTATAGAAGGAATTAAACACATTGTTGCGAAGTTTAGTACACATTTTCCAGATGAAAATGGAGATATAACACTTGACTTAAGCACATGTTTGAATTTTCATATAATAGCTTCTAATGTTATAAATAACATTTACTTTGTAAATAATTCTATAGGACAAGTGGGGAAAATAATTTTAACAAATGCTGTCACTCTTTCTCATAATCCAATATATATAAGTACACCTCCAGCATATTGGATGAAAGGGGAGACACCGATTATAACATCTGTAATAAATGAGTATGATATATTTAACTATCAATGTACTGCAAATAATTTACTACTTGATTTTTTAACTACAAGGCCATGATTGCGTTTTCGGTTTTGTTATAATATTAGTTTATAGTAGGATGATTCAACAAACGTTGAATTCAATAATTTTTACACACGGTAGTGATGTACAAACTATTAGAGAAAATAATGGTTTGTACATAGACAAGTTTGTTAACTACAATGTTTATATGAAATCTATAACATCAACTACGTCCACGTGTGTGTTTGATATTTCTTTATTCAGCAATTTTTTATTGAACACAAACTCGATATCATTGACAAATATAGATTTCGTTAATATAGAGATAGGAAGAAATGGAAAAATTATAATATTCAATCCAACTTCAGTATCTCACAATATAACATATAGTTCAAACGTGGGTTGGAAAAATAATTATCGTCCTGCGTTGAAAGGTTCTGATGTATCATATGATGTGTTTTATTATTATTGTATTTCTAGTAGCAAAATTATATTAGAACATGTATCGACTGTAGGATTAGTCACAACTGCCGTATTGGCTGTTTCATACACATTTAATGGAACATCTCTAGGTATTTCAGATTTACAACAGTATAATGCCAATTCGAATAAAAATGCAATTGAAACTGTGTTTAGACAAACAATTGCAAATCAATTTAATCCTGCTATTGATATTTCTTATATAGTTATTGAAAGTATTACAATTGCAAGTGTTACATATAATGTTAAAATATATATTCCACAAAATGTATCAGTGTCTGAAGCAACCAGAGTCAGTCGTATATTAGAAAATCCTGCAATATTATTTCAAAAATCAAATATTGAAAAATCAATAGATCCAAACAAAATTTATTCTGACTACGAACTCGGTTCTGAGGAACAAAATGTTCATAACTTTTTTATTTATAATTCAACATCTGATCCAGGATTGGACAGTTCAATATATGATCGGTCTACAATTATTGTGTCCAAAAATCAAGATGGCACGTCTAAAATACTAAGCGAGATCGATTTCAATGAATCAGCAGTAGTAACTGTAGAACAAGGAACTATATTTACAGAAACACCAACCCCGACTCCAAGTTTTACGCCAACATGTACGGCAACATCCACACCAACGCCGACGTATCATTATTTTTATCTAGATGTAACGTTGGATAAATTCGCCACCCAGTTGACGGGATGGACGATGGAAGTTTCAGGAACGGACAATAACACGTTAAAGATCAAACATGGAACGAAAGAATACGTATTTGTTGCAAATAACGGCGTCGCGTACTCGATACCACAAGGTATGACAAAGATGGAACTCGCTCCCACGTCCAGCGGATCTCAGTGGCATTTTGTTGCTCCTGGTCCCGAACAAACGGCGAACACGCATCTTTCTATGTTATGGAACGACATAGAACAGTTCAGATTCGTTCCGGCATCGATATCGGGCGGAATACCAGAACCCGACGGTGTCTCGTTGGGTTTCTATTGGAAGTTTGCATTAGATTA